TCTTCCATATGTTAGCGATCTTTTCAGCAGTTTCATCAGCTACACCACCTAAGCCTTTAACTGCATCAGTGATTTCTCTAATCGCAACGTTTAGCCGGAGGAACTTAATCGTCTTCCAGCCAAGAAACAATGAAGCAGCAAACATAATAGCAAACGCAAGTAATCCTAGTTCTCCTTGTGTGGTTTTAATTGCTTCTTTTAGCGTATTGAATGCACCAATCAAATCCCCTTCAATGAATTGTTGTAGTGCGCGAAATGGCGCAAGGAAATCACCAAATTTAAACTGATTTTCAATGAATGTCTTTACATCTTCAAAATTACCTAGATAGTCGCCAATGATGGATTTACCACCACGCATCCAAGCAACCATGTCGATAATTAGCGCAGTTGCCGCTAATACTGCGGCACCAATTGCCAACCAAGGAAGTAGTGTACGCCAGGAAGCAATGCCTAATGCAATAGTTTTGGCAGTAAACAGAACTAATGCTCTGGTAGATAGTGCCAGCATCATTAGTAGTTTTGGGCCAAAAGCAACGGTAAACAGAATAGCCAATACTTCTAGAGTACGCTTCAATCCGCCAAAGTAGTTAGAAAATCCTTCTAATGCTGCAACAATTTGTTTTGTGACCCACACAATTGCGCTGGCAACTCGACCAGTTACATTGGTAATCTTCCAAATTGCCGCAGATAATCTAGCCGCTTCATTCCAAGCATAGTTAAATGCTTCACCAAGTTTCCTCGGTCTATTGGCAAATTCACCTTGTATCTTTGTCGTTGCTTTTATTGCGCTTAATGCAGTAATGAATTCTTTAGCACTTAGTTTACCCGCTTTAACATATTCATCCATTTGGTCGCGGGTTTTACCCATCGACAAACCAATAGCATCGGTAACATCATGGGCTTCATCTTGTAACAATCCCCATTGGCGCATACCGATTGCGCCACGTCTAAATCCCAAGTTCATTGCATTTAATACTTGGGTTATTTGTTCTGGACCAGCGGCTCCTAGGCGCAGTCCTTTATAGATGTTTTCTACTGTTGTTAGTAGTTGATCTTGACTTACATTAAGTTCCTTACTTTCATTAAGGAATTCTCTGTAAGTATCCAATGCATGAGTGTACTGAATACCAGTAGCTTGGGCGATATCAAATACTTTCTGCATGGCGACAGGGATATCATCGCCTGCCCGTGCCATTCGAGTAATTTGATATTGTAACTTAGCAATTTCTTTACCAGCCGAGAACAAGCCATCGACTAATTCATAGATTTTCTCGGCAGCAAAGACAAAGCCGAATAGTTTACCTAAAGCAAGTAACGATGCTTTAAGGCGCTCAACCGCAGTTTGTGCTTCTACTAGACCAGCAGGATTTACTGCAAAGTCAAGTACAGTAGTTAATTCGCGAACAACCGCCATTTAGCTTTTGCTCCTGGCGCGTTCGTTTTCCCTACGTTCAGCGGCTGAACGCATATCAAGTAACGAATTCAATTTGAGCAAATCGATGATATCTACATCCCCCGATTTTACTTCTTGTATAGTAACCAATCCTTCTAGTATCGGTCGCCAAATAAATAGTTCTTCGATGAAATCTTCACGCAAAACACCTATTGGATCACCGGTTGCGGTTGGCCCTGTCCAATAAGGGTTCTGCCTTGCGTAAAAAGCTTTTCGTAATTATACCTCAACACTTCAACTACTAGACGAATGACATCAAATACATCGTCAGTAGCTCGATTTAGTGCGCCCTCATCTAGTTGTATTGGTGGTTCTGCTTGGATCGAAACTGAAACATAGTCTTTGTTAAGCACAACTTTTACTAGAGCAATCAATGATTTCCCGTCCAAAGTACGGGAAACCATTTCTACCGCTTTCATTGCAGAGTCCATTCTAACAGAATCCTCTGCATTAGCATCGTTCGCTTCCATCAATGCTGCAATTGGTGGTAAGAACTTACGTTGTACCTCCCCCAATACTTCCAATGATAGAAACGGATCGTAACGTCTTATGTAGAACTTAGCGCCGTTATCCAGTTCAAATTCATGTCTCCCACCTGCCACAAATCACCTCTATACTAGATACACACTCGGCGCACCGGTTTCAATTTGCCATGCTCTAGTGGAGATTTCCTTGCTGAATTCAACATCAGCCGGTTTTACCACCCACGCCTGCGATGCCATAAACAACGTTTCGCCACACAAATCTTGCACTAGAATAGGTCCAATCGTACCACCGCAAGTTAGTGTATCCATACTAAATAAAGTAGAAAGATACGCATTAGCTGGACTAGTCTGTTGCAACGAAATCGTTACAGTGCAACGACGATCTGTATTGATGGCTCTAGCAATTTCACCATCTGCGCCAACTTGAGTAACAATTCCATCAGCCGTCATAGTGATATTAACGAAAGTTCCATCGGCAAAGCCCGACATTGGAAAACCATTCATTACTACAGTAACACGGCTAGGATTATACGTCTTTACACCCGGCATCTAGTTATCCTCCTTATGCAATGACCGGAACTGAACCAACTGGCAAGATTTCGTAAGTTAGTGCGCCCTTGATTTCTACTGCATGAATTGCACCAGCAAGTCTAGCAGTAAAGTACACATCTTGCAGTACTCGACTAGCCTTAGTATTAGGCGAAATGTTCACTGATAGTGGTACTGACGTAGTATAACTTGGAACAAGATCGCCTTCAGAATTAACTTCCGGAGGAGCAATACCACCACGTTCTACACCAAAATCTAGTGCTTCTACTAGGCGCGAACGAATAATAGCAATGCCAGGATCAGTATAAGGAATGCGATGGTCAACTAGTTGCAGGAAAATCCGCACTTTAATTTCTTCGCACAACCAATCGCGGAAACGAATTACATCGATCCACTCACCACCAGCAACCTTACCATTTTGGGTAATGGAAATGTTACGGAATGGCTCAAAAGTATTACCATTCTTGTCACGAACGTTCTTCGACAACGTTTCGGTTAGTTTGTTATAGTTTACTGCCTGCAAGCGTTGATTGGCCCATGTCTCCTGGCCGGGGTATTTGGTGAAACTCTTGATTGCAATTGCAACATCGGGAAAATTGCTAATGTTAGTATCATACCACCAAGCAGTGCGGAAGTAGTTACCAGCCATCAACAAATGACCAACTGATGTAGTATCACCAGCAGCAGGCGAAGAATTCAGTACATTGCTCAATACAGTAACGAAAAGCTTTTCGTTAGCTTCGGTCCAAGCTGCACCAGCAACTACTTTTGTTTCGACATGCTCAACGTTACACCAAGCATACCAATCGTTATTTTCCGCTTTAATCGCGTTCAAATCCACTGTTGGATCAGCCGCACCACTAGAAAGACCAATATAGATGTGTGGCAAATGCGGTATTTGCGAGAATGCAACAAGTGCTGCTTTATACAGCGCACTCGATGTAGCGCATCCGTAACTATCTACAAGTTCTTGTGCATCCGTAATAATACCTACTTTAGCACCACTAATTGGCGTAAATGTGCCATATAGCAGTAGATCAGAGAAGGTATTCTGTGCAACGCTCGCAGTTTGTAGCGAAATCTGCACATTGACGATACGATCAATATTGGCCATAACTTATCCTTGTGGTGTAGGTTCGATCCAGTTCGGACCAGTAATAGTGCAATCATCGTGATAGTCAGTTAGACTACCAGTATAGTCTCCGTGCGTCTCCACTTTTGCGATATCATACAGATTTTCAGTATAGGATTCAGTATAGAAGAATTCAAATTGGTAAATTCCTCTACCTTCAAACTGCGATGCATTGATTATTTCTGGAACATAACCAATAAACAGTCGTTGTCCTATAGAAACATCTATAGTAGTTTGAAACTCCACCATGCTAGTTGTTTGCATGATTAACGCCAAAGTATTGACAGTAGCTAGGGATTCTATACCATTATAAACTTGTAGATCTACAGTAGCTTTGCGCCAACCATAGATCGTTTCATTAAACAACGCATCTGTCGGGCCAATGTATATTACGTGGTCTGGTATATCTACATTAGTTACATTTAGGGATATATACGGTTTTACTGGTCTTGGCATATTTTGATTAGCGAAGACGATTGACCAAGTTGGTCCAATTCGTTTGGTCGCTTCACTAACCAATTGATACAGTTTGTCAATCATTAAGGTGCATGATCCAATTCCATTTGCTCTATTGTCTCACAGGCATAATAACGCCAATGTGAAACAGTTGTTGTTCTTGTTCTAGACAACATAGTGAAATCGGCTTCACCAAACAACAAGTACTGTGATCCATCGTAGATAAATAAATCTCCGGCGTAACGTTCTCTGCCAGGAGAAATCTCTTGGTTAGCGGCTCGTAGTCTATCACTGGTATAGATTTTAATGTAACGACCTGCTCTCCTACCAAATGGTGTAGCTTCTATTGCATTTTGATCAGTTGGCCTAATCATTTGTACAGTTGCCATAACTGTAATGATTACACCAGTATCATCAGCTAGTCTATACTTGCCATTAACTATTTGGCCAATATCCCGCTTGATTACTTGAAAGGGCGCACGAAACGAAGTCGTCATGTTACTTCATATCGCACTGATTGCACCATTCTACCAGTATCAATCAATGGCGAAGTAGAACCCTTCATGGCTATAGTAGAATTAGCATTTGGTTGCGCCCAACTAACAGCCTCACGTATAGTCTTCTGGATCATTGACTGATATTTCATTCCTAGATTATGCAACAAACTTGTATCACTTATTTTACCGTCAATCATCCGACCAACTAGAAATGTGGTAAATTTAGTCATTGTTTCTTTGTTATCATCAGCGGTTTTCTGCATAAACGGTCTAGCTGGAATTCGACTAGTGCCGAATTCATTATAAGCAGCGTAATCTACTACAGAAACGCCTTCTACTTGATCATTACCCATTACACCTATCTTAACAGACCGAGTGCGGAGTTCCTTAATGTCATGGTTAATACGTTGGAATCCGTAATCTTTGTCTCTGATGACGATCGGCATGGATCACCAAACCTTGTAGTTATCGATCCTCTAGCACAAATATTCCATAATCTATTCCATGCATCCCACGGATCAGATGATGGTCGTTTCGATTTACTACTTCCTTCACCACCACTAGTAGTGGTAGCATAATTTATAGTAATATCGCCTTCTTTCTCCGAAATAATCGGTCCAGCAGTAGTAATTACTTGTTTGCCAGAAGAAGTTTCTTTCTGCACCGAAATAAGATATGCAACGAAAAATGCTTGGGCGAGGTTAGCGCGATTAGTAGGCAAGCACCAGGGTCGCGCTTCCTCAGATAGTAGCAACAACATATCCAACATTTCCGGCGGTATATACGCCGGATTTTCTGGATCAAAGTACTGCGGAAAGAATAATTTCAGCAGTGCTTCTATTTCATCCCAATAGTCAGGGACAGTTTCACTCATGGGGGTGGTGGGTCCGGTTCTTGTTGTACAAAAACAAAGAATTCCCCATATTTACTATTTTCGATAGTGTGTTTCTGCACATCATTAATGATTTGCGGAATTTTAGGAAGTAGTGTCAAATCACCAAACATAAAAGTACGCGAAGACATATTCGTTACTTCATAGTTTAGGTTTTCAACAGTATATGGAGCTAGATTATCACTCATTCTTTGCTCCTGGCGCACGATTGGCTGTATTGTTCGTATTCGGAGACTGTTGCGATCTCGCAGCAGTTGCGGCCCCACCCACAGTTTCGAGTACACCTGCCGTAACAAGTTCAGTAATCGTTGCATGAGCGGCAGCTTCATCAGAAATCATTACTGTAGCGCCAGGAGGAATCATAGTAAAGTCATGCGTGTTAATAAGTCGTTCCGAAATGTTCTTAATTTCCGGCATGTTACTTACCCTTTCTACTTGGCAATTGTTTCGTGCCACGTTTACTGTCAGCACTACTCCACTCTTTAGCTACTTTCTGCGAAATACCCGCCTTTTTAGCAAAGCTTTTACTATGTGCAGCAGCACGCATGAACTTAGCTTGAGCTTTGCTTTTACTTGGCATTAGGTAGTAAGAGCAGAAAGTAGAGCAAGCGGATAGAAAATGTTAACGCCACCAGAACGAGCAACGCAATCAGTAATGATTTCCAGATTACGCGCTTCCGGCGGTAGTTGCGAGAAAGGCATAACATACATGTGGGAAATATTCTCTGCATTTCGTTCGTATAGCAAACCAAGATCCTTGGTGCCGCTGGATGCAGCGTTATTAAGTTCCCAAATGCTTTCTACCGTAATATTCGGATAATTACTACGGAACCACATCATCGGCGTAACCATACTACCCGCCGCAGTAATGAATTTAGTGCTTGCGGCAGTATAGGCTTTCGGTGCCAATTCGAGATGGGTTGGTGCGTGCGTTCCCTTAACTTGGTTCTGATATCCCGTTACCCAAGCAATAAGATTAGCAAGGATTTGATCACCAGTAAGTGTCGCCCAATCACCAGCAGT